CGAGCAGGAACAGTAACAGATTTCTTTAATAGAAAAAGAGGAATAGCTTGACCTCTCAACTCTCCTGTCTTTGGACCAGGAGTCATAATTCGTTGTCTACCAAAGATAATTAAATTGCCTGCCTTAGATTTAGCTACAAATGTCTCTCCCCACAGGCCAGATCTTGCTCCTCCTTTTGATACACCTGCTTTAGTCATAGCCCCCGGAAGAGGTATTGTCAAATACTTTCCCTTCTTCGGAACAATCTTGGTCTTTTGCCCCTTTGGCCCAAAATGTGCTCTCCCATAGACAGTTCCAATCGATACTCCTCCTTCAACCTGATCAGCCTTAACCTCAGTCTTTAACGGAATAACCGAACCCCTCAAACGACCGGATCTTACCCTCAGCCGGGTCTCCGATGTTCCTCCAGTCAGGTGCTCAGTTCTAATATGGCTCTGCATTAACCGAGCGTTAATATCGATAATTTTGACGGCATTTAAAAGTAGCTTTACAGGAACCTTGTCAAGTGCCTGATTAAGTTCTTTAAGTCCGTCAACCCCTGATTCTTTCACAATGAATACCTCTTATACTTATTTTCCAGAACCTTCTTAACATCAGGCAGCCACTCGTCCACCGACATCTTGCTAATTATTCCATCGGGAGACGTAACAGACATCAGCCCAAGATCTTTCCTCCTCCGGAAGGCATAAGTAATCTGTTTGATTAAAGCTCTCTTCAGATCTTCCGGCAAAGCCGTAATTACATAGTTTGCCCCCAACAACCACGATGCTCCATCAACTCCTTCCTGCGACCAGTAAGCCGTATAGTTGGCCCCAGTGATTGGTTTATTGCTATTCGCCGCTACGTGAGGGACAATACAACTATAAAACTTTGTATCGGTTCCTACGACCACCGAAGGCAGGCTATAGCCTCCATTGTACTGGACTTTAAATATGCCATAAAGACGATACTTCTCAACACCTTTACGAAGATAGTATTGGGACGGTCGATGAAGTTTGATGACCCCCCTCTCCTGCCCGACAGTGTAATGATCAGAGCCAAGCAAATTTGCAGCGGCAAATACACGCTTAAGATCTTCCCACACGGATATGTCTGAAATATTAGCATGGGGGACATAAAGCCAATTCCTATCGCCGTCAAGGTAAACAACCTCTGAAGTTACGGGATCGAGCTTCAACTCAATTTCCTTTTCGGCTTCTTTGACCATATCTCCTACCAACTCTTGGAGAAGTAATTCCTGGGAAGAAGTAATCGTTGCATCCAACTGACGTTTTACACTCTCAACCGTTATTAGACCCATCTTAGTTTCTCCCTGGCTTTCGCCATTACATCCCCCACGGTAATTCTTTCCATGCAGGCAAATTTTTTACAACTGTAAAATCCTCCTGTATCTTGACATGGAGCACACTTCATGCCCGACATTAAAACAGACGACTTCTTTCCTCTTGGCCCGTTCTTAGAAACAAGCGTAGGGCCAAACAGAGCGATGAGCGGAACGTCGAGAACGTTTGCAAGGTGCATCGGCCCCGTATCGGTAGTAATCATAAGATCCAACTGAGAAATCACTTTGGCCGATTGTAGGATAGGCAACTTGCCCGCATAATCAACATCCAAAACAACGTCTGAAGGAATTTCCCCTTTTCCCCCTATCCCAATCAGAGTTCCTCCGAAGTAATTTTTTAATGTCTTAGACAGCAATTCAAAATATGGCCAGCCTTTCTTCTGCCAATAATTCTTTTCAGTCCTGAACCATCCATTGCAGAGTCCGATGATCGGACGAGGAAGATCGAGGACCGGCTCATCCGCCAACGGAAATTCTATCTTTGGCACTGGCCCCTGATAACCCATGGCATAGGCAATATCCATATAATGGTCTGACTCATGCGCCAACGTTCTCCTCCAAGAGGGCTTTGGAACTGGCCCGTATTTCATATTCCTCAGAAATATAAAAATTGCTTCACAGCTTACACCATGAGCCGAATAAAACCATAGACCATAGTTCTTTTCAATGATCTGATTAGTAGGCCAACTGAGGACTCTTCCAACTATAGGCCACGTTTTGCAAACATCCATCACTGCTTGCCTCCGGCTATCCTTCCAGTTATCTCCAGTACAGATATCAATGGTCTTGGTTTCGGACATAGACGCTGTGGCAGCTATTGCCCCCATCTGCATGATGAAATTTCCCAAACCATTACAAAAATAAGCGACTGCTCTCAATTATATCACAACCTCCTCCACGTGGAGTTCTCAAATTTTCCTAAATGTTTCATCATGGAGATAACCATGACTGACTTCCCTTGAACAAAACTACAATTTGGAGAAGCAGCCCCTCTGTTATATCTCGACTTACTACAGCATCCCATAAACCAGACATCCAAGTTCGAGCCCCTTCCGTCATTAGGAAGCCCTGGCTTTAAACCATCTGGATTAAGTCTCGGAGCCAAACCAATGGATCTCCAAAAATCTTTTTCGGCTATTGCATTCTGAAAAGCTTGAGAGGTTTTTAGAAGAATTTCTTTCCCTCGCCATTGGATCTTCTGTCTTGTAGGATGCTCAGAGCTATCACAGCCCGAAAAGAATCCCACATTATATTTTGCCTTTAGGTTTTGGTATGCTTCAATCAGAGTTTCTGCCCACCTGTCATTCAAGATTTCCACATCATCTTGATGATAACAAAGATAAGGAAACTCTCCATAAGCTAAGTTATAGGCTTCTACTTTAGTCCACAATATGTTAAATTCATATCTCAAACCCTTGCGTTGTTTGCTTAAGACAACTCCTTTAAGATGTTCATTCTTTAATGAGGCCAAATATTCAGCTGTCCCATCTGTTGAGCAGTCATCTACGATAAAAAGATGATAAGCAGGCATCCGAGTCTTGGAGAAAATGCTGTCTATTGTCCTCTTCAAAAACTCAAGCCGATTGTAGGTAGTTAACATTATATCAAGCATCTAAAAACTCCTCAACCCATACCGATCTGAAAGCTCTTTTGTCATCCCGATTTTCCTCGCTCGCCTCTCATGCATTAACGTAGGTCTGCCCGAGATTGAGTTTCCGGAGTTGGTTGTAATACAATAAGTCCAGTCCACTTCCTTAGCCTTGATCTTGTCTCTCCTTACGTCGGACTTAAACTTTGTATGATTGCGGCAAAGATAAAGCCAATGATTCAAAACATTTCCCTCAATCCTCATCCTAATAGCATTGCTGGTAGTAGAGGAAATATAGTTATATTCTCCAACTTCTCGAGTCTTTGCATCGAAGATATGGCAACGTTGATTATAAATAGCTCCAAATCCTTGTCTTCCAAGAGCATGAATAGTTTCGATCATACGTCTTGCAAGCATATCGTCGCTATCCATTCTTAGCATCCAGAAATCTTTTAGTTTATTCCTATATGCCCATTGGCCTGCGACGATGGCCCCGTGAATGGCCTTGCGTCCCGAGTCTATGCTCTTACTGCCATAGGAGTAAAATGCCTTTTCTCCAGGATCGTCCAAATTCAGGGGAAGTCGTTTCCAGTAATTTGTTTCCTTGCATCCGAGATCTGCTCTTAACGAAGACCACTCAAGCCACGGATAATCAAATCCCTCGGGAATATCATGGCAGGCCATAAAAAGTCTAAACTGCTTGTCGGTCTGCCTTTCCAATGACCTCAGAAATGCCCCAAGCGTCTTCCCCATCATTTTCTGGTCTGGATATTGATTTATGGCACCTAATTTCGAGATGACGAGAATCATATCAATCCCTTTTCTTCAAGACCGGGAAAATTAGTCTGAAGCCAGGTATCATCTTGAATCTTCTTTCCATGATCGGGTCTAACTCCATGAACCCAAGTTGTCAACTGATTTGGAAGTCCTTTGGGACATAAAATCTTTGCAACATCTGCCTTATAAAGAAAAGTCTTAGCTTTGACCAACATCATCCTCCTGTGACTTGCTCCATCAAGTCCATGCCTAAGCCCTCCAGGGTAAAGTCTCCATTTGAGTTTGTCCAAAATTCTTCTCGATACCAACCTTCCTACCCCCATAGGTTCACCATAACGAGGAGGAGGATAACGATATTGTATCAGTTCAACCGGTCTTGATCCATGGCGGCAAAAATATAAGCGATCTGTTCCGACAACATCGAACTTCTCCAGGTATGGAGAAAGCTCCTCAACCCAGTTAGCTGTTGGCCAATCATCAGAACCTATCCCCATAATTCCATCTGGTTTAAATCGACGAAGATAAATAACAGCCTGCTGAATTTTGGTGCTCAATGGCTGATTTGAAAAACTGATATAATCTACTCCGCACTGCTCAGCTGTTTCTTTATCTTCTTGACAACTCCCGACTGCAACAATTCGATCCAGAGCTTGTGTCTGACTTTTTAGTCTGTACAAGGTCTCAACCACAAGCCCCTTTCGTTTATAGATTGGTAAATAGGCACATATTCTCAAATTAGCCGCTCCTTAAAACTCCTCGTTTAAGACCCCTATTTTCTATACCCATGACCAAAGGGAACGGAGTTTTGACGGAACTCACTGAAAACGGCCCGTTCTGCCGTAAATCCGGGCATAAATTCCATAGATTTAACCCCAAAAAACACCATTTTTGGTCCCTACTCAATGCCAACTCCTCTTAGGCGGAGAAATTTAGCCGGATTTCCGGCCCATACTGAATTAGGTTCTACAATATCCTCTATAACATTAGAACTTTGTCCTATAAAAACCCCGTCAGCTATTTTAATCTTTTGTTTAAAAGTTGTATTCGGACCTATCCACACGTTGTCTCCTATTATGCAACCTCCTATCATACATTTGGCAGTTATGATACAATTTTTTCCAATCACTGCATTGTGTCCTATATGACAAAGGACGTCAATCTTAGTCCCGTTTCCAATGATAGTATCGTTTACTGTCCCCCGACAAACGTTAGTCCCTTCAAATATTTCTACATCATCCCCGATGATTAATTTTCCTATATGAGGAATATGAAGCCAACTTTCATTCTCA